GCGACAAGCTGCTCGGCGTCTGCCGCGACGGCCGCATGCACCTGCGCTTCGCGCGGGGGCACGAGTATCTCGTGGGCTTCCCGGTTCAGGCCACCTGCCGCGGCTGCGGCACGCTGAACCACGCCACCGCACCCGCGCGCTGACGCGCGCATCCACCCAACCCCCTGAAACCGCAGAGACGCGCGACGTCCTGACCTGGCCACGAGAAGGCGCCGGACGCCTGGCCGCAAGGCAGGCGTCCGATGTCCTTCGCGTGGCACGAGATCCGTGATCACCTCATGCATTCATCCTCCAACCTTCACTTCCAGCGCAGTTTCGACGCCATCCGGCGCACGCGGGCCCCACTCGCGCCGTTCCGGGATCCGGCGGCCCTGCTGGACGGGCTGCACCGCACCCCCGGCGATCAGGGCCAGAAGAACCTGATCCTCGCCGCTATCGTCAGGGCAGCGCATGGCGACGGGCCCGCGTCCGACTGCGCCCTGACGCTGCTGTTGCTGGCACTCTGGCCCGGCCTCGACGCCATCCGCCGACGGTCGATCTGGCGCAGGATCGGCACCGCCGACGAGATCGCGTCCGACGTACTGGCGCGCACCACAGAGGCGGTCCGCAGCCTCGACCTCGGGCGCGTCAACTGGATCGCGGCCACGGTGCTGCGGAATGTCGAGCGCGACATGATCCGCGTGCGCCAGCGCGACACGGCGCGCGAACATCTCGCCAGCGGCGCCGATCCCGACGAGGTGGCGGACAGCGGCGACAGCGGGATCGGCGCAACCGGGTACGCACGGCTGAACGACGCCGTTCGGAAGCTGCTCGGCGACGACGCCCTGCTGGTGATCCGCGTGGCGATCGAGGGCTTCTCGCAGGCCGAGGTCGCGGTTGAGTTGGGCCTGACCGAGGCCGCCGCCCGCAAGCGGTACCAGCGCGCGATGCGCCGACTGCACGACGCCCTTCAGGAAATCCCCTGAACCGATGTCCCGATCCGGTCCCGCCGGTGGCTTTTCCCATTCGAGCGCCCCGAGCGCCTTCCCTCCAACCGAAAGCAGACACGCATGAACCGCACTGCCGACCTGTCGCTCGAGGATTTCAGGCGTCTTCCGGGGCTCTATCGCCGCTGGGAGCTGACTGAGGTCTGCGAGCCCAACCGCAACTACCAGATCGAGGACGCCGGCGCCCATGCCGACGGGACGCCGCTGCTGGCGATCTACGTCGCCGAGCCCGCGCCCGACGTCCGCGAGGCCGCCTGATGGGCCTCCTCGATCACATCATCCCACGGAGAACCGCCATGCCGGACCAGCCGGACGACATCACCCGTCTTCGCAAGGCGAGCTACGCCCTCGAAGACCTCCCCGAAACCATCGCATTCCCGCAGCGCGCCGGTGACGAGCCGCGCGAGCCGCTGCCGGTCGTCGAGGCGACCGTCGACGAGATCGCCTTCGCGATCGTGGAGGCGGAGCGCGAAAGCTCGGCCGCCTACCGCCGCGCCGACGCGCTGAAGCGGCTCTACAAGCTCGCCCGCGAGGCGGGGTGCATCGGCGCAGATCGCGCCGCGGCGGCGGTGATGAAGAAGGAGGGCCAGTGATGGCCCTTCCCATCATCGGCGCCGACGAACGGCTCGCACAGCGCAAGGGCATCAAGGGCGTCATCTTCGGCCGGTCCGGCATCGGCAAGACCAGCCTGCTCTGGACGCTGAACGCCTCGACCACGCTCTTCCTCGACCTCGAGGCGGGCGATCTGGCGGTCGAAGGGCTGGAAATCGACACGCTCAGGCCCCGCACGTGGAAGGAATGCCGCGATTTCGCGGTGTTCATCGGCGGGCCGAACCCGGCGCTGCGCGAGGACCAGCCCTACAGCCAGGCGCATTTCGACGAGGTCTGCGGGCGCTACGGCGAACCCGCGGTGATCGGGAAGTACGAGACCGTCTTCATCGACTCGATCACCGTGGCCGGACGGCTCTGCTTCCAGTGGTGCCGCGGGCAGCCCGAGGCCTTCTCCGAGAAGACCGGCAAGCCCGACATCCGCGGCGCCTACGGGCTCCATGGCCGCGAGATGATCGGCTGGCTGACTCACCTGCAGCACACGCGCGGCGAGCATGTCTGGTTCGTGGGCATCCTCGACGAGCGGCTCGACGACTTCAATCGCAAGGTCTTCCAGCCGCAGATCGACGGCTCGAAGACCGGGCTCGAGCTGCCGGGCATCGTCGATCAGGTCATCACCATGGCCGACATCCCGAACTCGGGCGGCCAGCCGCAGCGCGCCTTCGTCTGCCATACGCTGAACCCCTGGGGCTATCCGGCCAAGGACCGCTCCGGTCGCCTCGACAGGGTCGAGCCGCCGCATCTCGGCCGGCTGATGGAGAAGATCCAGCGCCCCGCGGCGCCAGCCTCCGAACGCCTGACCTGGCCGCCGGTGACCCCGGCCGATCCCGCGCCCGCTGAGGAGCCCGGCCGTGAGTGAGCGCCTCTCGCCACGCCCGGTGTCCCGATCCGGTCGCCGGGGTGGCTTTTCCCCTCTGACGCCGCTGCGCGTCCCATCCTCCAACTGAAAGGAGCCGCGCAATGTCCGGACCCTGGAACGACTTCAACTCCGCCCAATCGAACACCAACGTCATCCCGAAGGGCACGCCCGCCAAGGTGCGGCTGACCCTGCGCCCAGGCGGCTTCGACGACCCCTCGCAGGGCTGGACCGGCGGCTGGGCGCGCCGCGCCGCCACCGGCGCCGTCTATCTCGACGCCGAATACACGGTGCTCGAGGGCCCCTATGCCCGCCGCAAGGTCTGGTCGCTGATCGGCCTCTACAGCCCCAAGGGCCCGGACTGGGCCAACATGGGGCGCGGCCTGATCCGCGGCATCCTGAACTCGGCGCGCGGCGTGTCGGACAAGGACAACTCGCCGGAGGCGCAGGCGCGTCGCCGCATCAACGGGTTCGGCGATCTCGACGGCGTCGAGTTCGTCGCGCGCATCGACATCGGCACCGACACCAACGGTGACGACAAGAACGAGATCCGCGCTGCCGTCACACCCGATCACCGCGACTACGCCGCGCTGATGGGCACAGTCGCGCCGCAGGTTTCCGCCGCCCCGGCGCAGGGCCACGCCCCGCAGCAGCCCACCACGGCCACCCAGCCCAGTCAGCCCGCGTCCGCCCCCGGCGTCGCCGGTCGGCCGAGCTGGGCGCAGTAAGGGGGGAGACCGGCCATGCGCCTGCGCCCCCGCCAGAAGACCTTTGTCGAGCGCAGCGTGGCTGCGCTCGCCTCCCGCGGCAATACGCTGAGCGTGGCGAGTACCGGCTTCGGGAAAACGATCGCTTTATCGGCGGTCACCGGCGAGATGATCGGCGATGGCGCGAAGGCCTGCGTGCTCGCCCATCGCGACGAACTGACAGCGCAGAACCGCGCCAAGTTCCAGCGCGTGGTGCCGGGCGTCGCCACCTCGGTCATCGACGCCACGGAGAAGTCCTGGGGCGGCCAGGTCGCCTTCGCCATGGTGCCGACGCTGGCGCGGGCTTCGAACCTTGCCGACATGCCACGCCTCGACCTGCTGGTCGTCGACGAGGCGCACCATGCCGTCGCCGACAGCTATCGTCGCATCATCGACCGGGTGCGCGAGGCCAATCCCGACGCCCGCATCTTCGGGGTCACGGCGACGCCGAACCGGGGCGACAGGAAGGGTCTGCGTGAGGTCTTCGACAACGTCGCCGACCAGGTGCGGCTGGGCGAGCTGATCGCCTCGGGCCACCTCGTGCCGCCGCGCACCTTCGTCATCGACGTGGGCGTGCAGGACGAGCTGCGCTCGCTTCGCAAGACGATGTCGGATTTCGACATGGCGGAGGTGGCGGGCATCATGGACCGCGCGCCTGTCACCGACGAGGTGATCCGGCACTGGAAGGAAAAGGCGGGCGACCGGCAGACTGTGGTGTTCTGCTCCACCGTCGCGCATGCCGAACACGTCACCGACGCCTTCAGCGCGGCGGGGGTTTCCGCCGCGCTGATCCACGGCGATCTGGCGGCCGAGACCCGCAAGGCGATCCTCGCCGACTATGCGGCGGGCGACATCCGCGTCGTCGTCAACGTGGCGGTGCTGACCGAAGGCTGGGACCATCCGCCCACCTCCTGCGTCGTGCTGCTGCGGCCCAGCTCCTACAAGTCGACGATGATCCAGATGGTCGGGCGCGGCCTGCGCACCGTC